TCTCAGGCAATCTGCTATGCCACTTTTTGTTTAATTCGCAAGCAAGATGCGGAGAAATTATTTTTATCTCAAGCTGAAGCGGAGATATTAAAATTCCTCCGTTTTCCTGGAACAATGATAGAGTCGTTGGCATAGCATCTCCGCATCTGCTTTTAATTACTTCAACCATTGCTTTAGGTTTTTTGAAAATACCTGTCCTGAACCAAAAATAAGTAAATATACTTTTGAATTCATAAAAGCCTCCAGAATTAATTTTTCTTGCCTAACTTATACTTATTATAGGTTTCAATTAAAATCCTTTCCTGATTGATTACAGCTTCAAATTTTGGTATTTTCCACATCAACTATCACTCCATTAAACAGGTTGCATGCAAATTTGATAAGCTCTTTTTGCTCCAATGGTATGGTAACTAATCCCCACATAGCAAGCTCTTCATCTTCCGTAATAGTTATCTTCTTTTCAACTAGTTCTGCTATGCCTTGCTGGATTAAAAATTCAGCTTCAGCATCTGATAGCTTTAAAACAGTTCCAACTTTTACATTGCTCCCCTTAATTTGTTTTATTATTCTAACTTTCACTTTCATTATTAAAAGCTCTTTTTTCTTGCATCTGTTTCTTTTCTCTTTCTAAAATTTCAATTAAATCTCTCAAATCTTTTCCCATTGCTCGCAATTGAAAAAACATATTAACCATTAGATTTCTTATATGCCATTTACCTGCTTTCTCAAATATTTCAGACAAACGATTAACTTCTTCTGCTATCTTTTCTATATTATCTTTGCACTCCCAAATACGATTTTCCCAAAGATAATACTTCCAATAAAGATAATCCTCTTCTTCATAAGGAATTACACAATCAGGATAGTTTAACAAAAGGAATTCAGCCGTAGAATTTTCTACATCTTTTATCTCCCCTACTTTACCTCTTATGCAAGAACTTTCTTTTAAAATTTTCAATTTCATTTTATCCTCCTATAATGTTTTAATTTTCTTAAAAATTTCTTTAACAAAATCGGACAGTTTTTCATCTTCCATCATTTTTTCTATCTCTTCTCTTTCTTTTCTTTTTCTTTCCTGTTCTTCTCTCTCTATCCGATTAGAAAGATATTTATCTAAAATTCTCTTTAAAGCAGGATAGCTGACCCGTTCACTCCACGCTTCAACAAGTTCATCATCATTGCACGCTGATATAAAATCTACTGTGGAATATCTATCTTTAATCCGTTCATAAACCGCATCCATCTGTTGCTTTGACGGTGTTTTTCCGCATAAGAGTAACACTGTTTTAATTTTTGATTTAAACAATTCATAATCAATCATCTAAAAAGCTCCTCCTTTCTCCAAATTTTGCTTTCCTGAATTCCTGTCTTTCTTGTTCACGGGAAAGCCAGCCCGTGATAAAACGCTTCCAGTTCTTTTTCCATCGTGTTTTTGGCTGAGACATAACCCAACTTTCCATCTGCTTGATTTCAGTTTCAACATTAACCGCTGGATAAGCAGACTTCCATTTATCAATAAAAGGCTCAATTCCTTTAAAGGTATAGGTTTCTTCATCAAAAACAATATCTGCCTGTTTATGCTTGCCTGTTTCATTATTGTTTCCCTTAGAAGAAGAAATTTCTAAAGAAGTTTCAGGAGATGTTGGCATGAAATTTTCATTTGAAAATTGAATGCTATTACTATATATATATTCTCTTTCATTGATTCTCTTTAATTGATTCTCTTTGGGTAAAAATTGTTTATCGCTTGGAGGTAAATTTTGTTTATCGCTTGGAGGTAAAAATTGTTTACTTTGAGAAGTAACCTCTGGACGCAAATCTGCTTCAAAGACAGAATGCCATAAAAAATAATATCTTGATGTTTTATGCATAATCATTTCCATTCCTGAAGGTTTTTCTTGCTCAATAAATCCTTCTTTGATTAGTTGTTTAATGGCTTTTATTACTCCTTGTTTTGTAGCTCCTACTTCTTCTGCAAGTGTTTTCAGTGAAGGATAACAGATTCCATCTTCACCTGCATATTGAGCTAATCTTGCCCAAACCAATTTGCTTAATGCTGTCAAACCTTTATATTTTGCTAAAGAGTTTGGAATAAAACATCCTGTAAATAACTTATAAGGATTAAATCTTTGTCCTATTTCCATCTTAAACCTCCTAATTAATTTTTATAATTCTTTTATTGCCTTCTTTTGGTTTTAAGCCTAATGCATCTCTGAAAAGTTTTGGAATAAAAACATACAGTTTAGGCACTCTATCATTCCCTACATTATAAGTTTTTGTTGTTGCCTTTAAGATTGCTTTCACTTTATCACCCCCTTATGAGTTATAGCTTTGTCAAATTTGTAAAAATTTGCTATAATAATACTGTAATCACGATGAGGAAACTACCAGAAGGTTTCATCCCGCGGGAATGCTCCTCATTTTTAATCCCAGAAGTAATTAAAATATTTTGCAAACAATTCAAGTGCCTTTTCTATTTTTTCAACATCATAATCAGGATATTCTGTAATATCATAACCATAATAACAATTACATGCTTTCAATTTTTCTTTGAAGCCTTCAATAATTGTGTTTAAAATATTTTTCCATTCTTCTTTAGATTTAAGTGAATATGGATAGGAAAGCAGGTTATTTTCTTTTAATTCCTGTAATCCACTGGAGATTATTTTTGCAAGGTAACAATCAAAGTCCCAGAGGTCTCTGTCTGAATATCCTTTCCTGCCTCTCTGTATAAAGCACTTGATATCAAATAGTTTATCTTTTATCTTGCTTATCATTTCCTGCCCTTACTATTCTGATTTCCTCTGGAGTGATATACATTTCCACTTCTTCATTTATCTGCCAGCCAAATGCACGCATAATCCTTGATGGAAATGAAGTCACAAAATCTGCATTCCCACTTTTGAAAAATCTCTTCTTTGGTAACCAGAATTCTAATTTTCTTCCTTTCATTTTAATCCCTCCTGATTGATATTATTAGCTTCTATGAAGCCATGATATAGTATATACCATTATTAATTATCAAGTCAATATTTATAGTTATAAATATTTTTTATATATTTATAAAATATTTAAATTAAAAAAGTATTGACTTATTGGAATATTAATGATAAACTAAAATTAAGAATAAACAAACAAATTAAAACAGGAGGAGGGGGAGAATGGTTGAAAAACAAAAAGCAGGATTCAGGTTCGGAAAATATAAACTGACAGTTCTTGATAACATTGGTGCTTGTGAACATAACGGACGGAGCTATTGCTTTGTGCGTGTGAGGACCTCAGATGGGATAGAATATTTTAGTCTCAGACTCTATAACAGAAATGGCAAATTCATTAAGCAATTTTTATTTGAACCTGAGATTTTGAAAAACCTCATAGAAATATTGTCGTATGCAGATAGCAAAAAGGAGGAAGGAAGATGAACGAATTAGTAGAAAAGAAGGAAATTTTAGTTGATATAGTTACTCCACCAGAGGTTGTTCTTAATGAAGCACAAAAAGCAGCTCAAGCTCTTACAGAAGTTATTAAGTCAAAACCAAAGCCAGTAATTATAAGAGGAGAGCAATATCTTGAATTTGAAGACTGGCAAACAGTGGGTAGATTTTACGGACTTGTTCCTAAAGTAACAGAAACTCAATATATTCAGATAGGGAAAGCAGAAGGATTTTCTGCAAAGGCTGTCGTTGTAAGAACAAGAGACGGAATGGAGATTTCTGGAGCAGAAGCAATGTGTTTAAATGATGAGCCAAACTGGAAAGATAAGCCGATGTTTATGCTAAAATCTATGGCACAGACAAGAGCCTGTGCAAAAGCTCTACGGAATGTTCTTGCGTGGGTTGTAGTTCTTGCAGGATACAAACCAACTCCTGCCGAAGAGATTATTGAATTAGAAACTACTTCGCAAAATCAACCAGAATTGCATGAAAAAGCAAAACCTATATCAGAATATAGGGAAAAACCAAAAACTCAACCTGAAGCCTCTGGTAAAGCGAAAAAGGCAAGTGCTGGTTCTGAACCCATTTCAGATGCACAGAAAGGATATATAAATTTGATGATAGAAAAAAGAGGTTGGAAGTTTAAAGATGCTATGGGAGTTATCAGTGAAATTACAGGAAGGGAGCTTGAAAAGATAGAAGAGCTTACTAAAGAAGAAGCAACCAAAGTAATAACAAAACTGAAAGAAGAACCATTTTAAAGGAGGCAAAAAATGTGGACTTTAACAGAATTAGAATTATTAAAGAAAGTAAAGGAACTTGCTGAAGCAGAAAATCTCACTGAAATTTTGAAGTTAGTTAATTTCAGGATTATTGAGATTGAACAGGAGAGACAAAAAGAAGCAGAGCTTCAAGAACAGGTAAGAAAAAAGCTTGAGGGAATCAATCCATATAAAATGGGTGATAAATCTGATATAATCACTGACCAGCTAAGCTGGTGGTATTATAGCAAGCCTTATAATAATTTTTAGGAGGGTGTAAGATGGGAACTTATATATCCATTCATGGATTACCAGAAAGATTTTTTACTGCATTAGAGAGTGCAGGATTTGATGTAAAAAGGAAATTTCTTGATGGTGAGCATTATTATGAACTTGGTATTACAGTAAAAGATACGGAATTATATTTATATTCAGAACCAGTTGGGACAGAAGAAATAGTAGAAATAAAAATTGGTGGAACGGATTAAAGGGGGAACAGATGGAAACTGCTTATTTTGAAAGTGAGAAGGTTAATATTTTCATAGATAAAGAGGGTGTTCATATTTTTATTAACAATGTTCCAGTAGAGATTATTGAAAGATTAAGGGATGCTAAACAAAGTAAATATGCATATGCTGAAGATGGAAATTTTACTTATCATCAGGTAAGGATTGTTATTGGTGATGTAATATTACAATTAAATTCAATTGAAAAGAAAAGGGTGTAAAATGAACAGAGAAGAAAAACAATATCTGATTGACCAGATTTATTCCTTTTTAGGTATAGTAGAAAAAGAATTTTTACAAGAAGAAGAGCCAAAGTTTGTTGATATTTTTAAAGAGATTTGTAAAAGTAAAATACCTTTTGATTTTCATGTAGCACCGAATGGATTGATTACAGTGTGTTTATATAGTAAAGAATTGGACTTCATATGGGATGAGCATTCTTATGATTATGATGAAATAATGCGTAAATTTCTTAAAGCAATTCTAAAATTTTATTCTGATAGTGAATTTGCAATAAAATTAACCAACCATGCTTATTTTAATTATTTATTTGGAAAGGAGAAATAAACAATGGTAAAAAAAACAATGAGAGCAACTACATATTTCTTTGGGTCTAAACCGATATTAACAATTCAGAGAGGTGGTGGTCCGTTTATAAGATTTGGAGGACCTAAATTGCCATCATGGGTGGATAAAGTAGAAGTAATATCAGCGTCACCTAATGCTCCTATTTTTGGGCATTGGCATGTCAGACTACCTTCACCTGAATTGCCAATGAGACCAAAAAGAAGTTGCGGAAAAAGAAGACATTGTCGTAGAAGGCACTAATAAAAGGTATTAAAAAAAATTAAAGAATTTTTTGAGGAGGAATAGAAATGGAGAAATGGAGTTTCAGTAAGATTGAGGCAACAAGAGGTTGCAAGATTGCTTTTGAGAAAAGATACATTCAGGAGTTACCAACAGACACAGAAGTTCCTGAATATGAGCAGGCAAAAAGAATTCATGAAGAGATTGAAGAGAAATTTTTAAAAAAAGAAATTGATAATCCAGTTCTGGCAATGTATAAAGATGCGGATGTATTTATAGAAAAAGAATACAATTTTTCTAATGGAGAAATAGAATTTATTGCGTATCCTGATGTTATAATTGAAACTGAAATTAACAGATTAATAATTGATATTAAATGTAGATATGATGCAACGATTACTGATAAAGATAAGCTTCAGCTAATGATTTATGCCTCTATGGCACAACATGAAAAACCCGTTGCTAACACAACCATTGGAATATATGCAGTGTATAATCAACATTATCCATTAACAACGATTTGTATTGAACCGCTATCTATTGATTTTATTCTTGCTGAAATACAGAAGGCTAAAAGAAGAATACCAAGAATGACTGTTAAGACTTCAGAATGTCAATATTGTGAATACAAGCGTGGTTGTGATTATGGAATAAAACCAATTGATGAAACAAATCTTCAGCTGGTTGCAGAAGAATATCTATATCTTAAAGCAAGAGCTGATATGTATGAAGAGATATTGAGAAAGCATATTGAGTTAACTGGAGAGCCAGTTCAGATTGGTGAAATTCAGCTTGGGTTTTTTGAAAGAGCATATACGGTAATTAATCCAGTTGAATTCTTAAAATTATGCAAAGATGCTAATATAGAGGATTTTATAAGTTGTGTAAAGATTGATACGACAAAAGCAAAAAAGTTTGCTAAAGAAAATGAAATTTTGTATCAGGCTATGGATAAAGAGATTAAATATGTTTTTGGAATCAAAAGAATAAAGGAGGAATAAAAATGGAAGATAAACTATTAAAAATATACAAAAAGATTGAAGAATGGGAGAAAAAATTATTACAAAAAAATAAACCATATCTGGAAAAATGGAGAGAAGTAGCAAAGAGAAACATAGAAAAGGACAAAGAAATGGGGTGGCCTGTTGATTACGGGGAACTGGAGGTTGTAAATACAGAAATAGCAAGATTGGATGCCCAACTGGATGCTATTAAAAAAATTAAAGAATTTTTTGAGGAGGAAGAAAATTTCAAAAGGAAGGAGGATAAAGAATGAAAGTTTTCAATGATGAAGATATATCTCAATTAGCTGATGAGATTTTGCGAGTTGAATATCCTGAATATGAAAATGCTCCACAATATATGCAACATGCATTCAGAGCATTAAAAACACGGATTGAATCAAAATTGTGGCACTGGTTTATTACACATGGATTAATAAACACGGAGGTAATAAAAAATGAAAAAACTACTTAACTGGTTGTTAGTAGGCATAATGATAGGAGTAATATTTGGTTATGCATGGCATTATTTTGCAGTTAAGGATAAGCTGGAAGTATATAGAAACTATGAACAGATATTGAAACAGAAGGATGCACAGATAGCAAATTATCAGCTCAGAAGTGAGTTATGTTGTGGATATGTAAATTATGCTTTACAGAAAAGTGGTAGTGTAAAGCGTAGTTTACAGAAAGGAGAATAAAAAGTGAAAAAATTACTGCTTAAGGAGATAGGAAAATGATTATGCAAGTTTTAAAGTGGACAGTTTTGCTGTGGACATCTTTAAATATAATGGATTTCTTTTTCAGAGGGATATCAGATATTCTTGATGCACTCACTTTAATAACCATTGGTTATAATTTAGCTATGGAGGATGGAAAATGAAACCAAAAATATGGGATTTTATTATTAACACAGAGCCTATACCACAGGAGAGACCAAGATTTACTGTTAGTTATAGAAAAGGGAGAGCTTATGGAAGGGTATATGAAAGTCAGAAAATGAAAAAATATAAAGAATTTATTGGATGGGAATTAAAAAGGCAATATAAATCTTCTATAATTCCAAAATATATACCCATAGCTATTGAATGTATTTTTTTTCTTAAAGAAAAAAATTTTTTTAAGATGGATATAGATAATTTAATAAAAGCACTGCTTGATGCTATGCAGGGAATTATTTTTGAAAATGATAATCAAATAATCCGTCTATCAGCAGGTAAATATATAAGTAAAGAGCTTGGTATTATTCCCCAGCCTCCTTGTATTGAAATAAAAGTTATTGTTCTTCCAGATAGGAGGATATAGAAAATGGTAACAGCAAATGATATCTTAAACAAACTTTACAAAAAAGCAGATAAAAATAGTTGTCTTTATTGCAGTAATTTAAGAATTCACAAGGGTGAGGTATGGTGTAAGCATGGATTGATAGACAGATTTTACATTCTTGATATTTTAGCAGTAAGAAAAATAACAAGCAAACTTATAAGATATAATGATTGTGCTTTTAATGATAGTGTTTTTGAGCATTTTGATAATAAATAAAGAAGGAGGTATAAGTTATGCAATCTTTAGCATTAAGAGGGATTTGTGATACATTTGAGGCTGTTCAGAAGATGAGAATAGCCGCAGAAAACAGGTTAAGAGCAATTGTGCAGAATTATGATGAAGACCACAGAGAAAGAAAAATAGCAATGGAACATGTTAAAAAAATTAAAGAATTTGAAAAAATTATTACCAGACAGGCTGAAGAGGTATTAAAAAATGATATTATTTATAATGAGTTTTTAATTAAAGTAAATGGTATCAATATCAGAACTTCTTTAAGATTGCTGTCATTAGGACTTGACCTTAAAAGAGAGCTTTCTGACTGGTATGCGTATTTTGGATTAGTTCCTGTTTACTGGGCTTGTGAATGTGAACATGGACATAAAATACTGCTACCATCTGACCCATTTAAAACAGGAGCTACCTGTATAATGCCAAAGAAGATAGATGAGGATGAAGAACTATCAGAAGACCTTGATGGAGACATAACTCTTATAAAAAGACCTGTTATGGGGGAATGTGGTGGTAAGATTATTAAAGCAGAGCCTATGCCACCAAGAAGAATGAAAGGTTACTTTAGTTTCTGGAACAAAAAAGCTAAAAAAACATATTATATTGTTACTGAATATTGGGTTAAAAATCCCAACAAGAGTTTCTATGGTAGAATATTTAAGCAAGAAAGAGAAAGGCTAATGAACAGACCTGATGCTAAAGATAAGTATTATAAAATTGTTAAAAAGGGAGGCAAAGAGACAAAGGTAGCTTCAAGAAGAGCAACACTTTCAGCAAGAAGAAAAGCTTTTAAAATATTTCTTGCACATTTATACCAATCATGGAGAGAACTATCAGGCATGGGATATAGAATGCCTTATGCTTTTGAATTCTTAAAGCATGATGATTTTATAGACTGGAAACAAGCAATACAAATAGAAGAAACATTAAGAAGTAAAGCAAGTAAAAAGAAAAAAGTAGCATAGTTATGAAACGAAAGCAACAATTTTTATGAATGAGTTAGAAATCTCAAGCAACACGAAAATAGGAATGAATTAGGAATAGAAAGCAACAGAGATTTGAAATGAGTTAGGTGTTATAAGCAATAAAGATGTAAAAATGAGTTAAAAATAATAAGCAACAAGAAATTTAAATGAGTTACAAGGAAGGAGTAACAAGAAAGTCTAAATGAGTTATTTAAACATAGTAACAAGATTGAGGAATGAGTTAGACAAAAAAGTAACAGAGGTTTTAAATGTTAAACAAAGATTAATTCATTTTTAGTAACAGTTAACATTGTATAAGCAAGTCTGTTTTTTTCTTCTGGCAGGCTTGCTATACACAGAGAAATATCAGGATTTAAGGTTTTCATATTAGTTACAATCCCACAATATATATTTGGTGAATACCATCTCTTGTTTAATTTACCTTTCCACATTATCCATTTTCTTGCCAAATCTTCCTGTAAACAAAAATTAAAATTACTGCTTACCCAAACTTTGATTAAATATTTAAAGAATGTTGTTTTATGTAAAGTAGCTCCTGAAATAGCAGGTAATGAATACATTTTCAATAATTGTTTTTTGCCTCCAAATTTATCTGTGATTTCTCCTCTTATACTGTCTATAAGAGTTTTAATTTCTTTGTAAGTAATTATACCTTTATTATTACAAACATTTTCCATAATATTAAAAATAACATATAATTCAAAAGGAAATCTGTATTTTTCTGTAACCCCCTTGAATGGTATGTTTTTATTAAACAATGTCGTTTCTACATTATCAGCATACATTGGTGTTTCATAAACAACACAGGCTAAATCAAATTGTTTTGCCTGTAAATAATTTAATGCCTTATCTAAACTATTAAAATGAGATACTTTACCAAAAGCCTTACTTGGAGATATGTTATATGGAACTTGAAGTAAATCTTTAATCTGCACAAAATAGTTATACATATTTGCTGGTATTTGCAGTGAGGTATTTAAATCTATTGTTTCATTGAAATTTATATCATTACAATTAGAATACAAAATAGAGTATCTATAAGGGTCTCCTGTGTAATATATTTTTTCTGGGATAATGCATTTATCAATAGCGGAAAACAATAATTTATATCCATCTTCATATCCAGCTATAAAGAGATTTTTAACAGTAGCTTTTATATTTCTATCCATACATTCCTTTATAATATCAAAACCTGTTGTTATATTTAATTTTTCAAATGCTTTTTTAAATGTTTCATACTGTTCTACTGTTATATAATTCCATAATGGAATTTCTTTATACATACTATCATTCATATTAGCTTTTTCTGTAAGTAGTGTCCTTACACATCTCCATATAATTAAATCTCTTTCAAATCCTTTTTTATCATTAAACAAGTATGGCTGTCTTTTTAACTGATTACAAATATCATGAGTTTGACAGTAGCGTTTCTTAATAAGACTTGCAAAAAACTTTTCTGGGAAATCAACTGGAATATTTTTAACTCCATATCTAATAAGATTTAACAGCATTAAATGTCTGGCAATTTTATTGAATACAAATATTGCAGATTTAGGTTCATCTTTACATTTTTCTGCAATCCATGAAAAGCTTGCATTATGGCTATCAATAACTTTTATTTTTACCATTTGCTTTCCTCCTTGTAGCTTGTATTGAACGTATTTTTAACAAACAAGCTTGACAGTATTTTGCATATTTAAATTTAGCATAGAAAATTTTATTGCAATATTCACAAATTTTTTTATAATATCTTTCATTCTTTTTAGAACATTCTGAACAAAGATATTGGTCTGATTTATATTTTATAAACATTTTTCCACAAGTTTGACATTTAGCTTTTTTATTATATTTTTTAGCTCTATGTTTTTTTTTAGGCTTTCCTTCTGGAATAAATACTACATTACCGCATATTATGCAATGCCAGAATAAAACATGGTCATGTCCATCAAGGAACATAGAAGAACCACACTTCTTACAAATTACTGGAGGGGATTGTAAGGCTTCAGCTCTACTTTGCATATAGCCTCCAGTATGTAATTCAATAACTTTAAATCCTGACTGCTCATAAAAGTTTCTGGTGGGAAATCATAACCCTGTTGCTTGCATATCATTGACAAATAAACAGATTTCTTTATTCCATATCCTTTTTTACCTGATAATATTTCAATTAATAATGATGGTGGTATTCCTGTTATATAGGATAATTGATGTAATTGAATAGTTTTGCCTTGTTTATCTTTCAATAAAGGGTTTAATTGCATCATATATCCCTATTGCTTTTAGCAGTTGATTATTTTTTTCTACATTAACAGGAATATCAGAACTTTTTGGTAATTTATGATAAGCAAATCTTCTCCAACACTCAACTGCTATTGCAGAAGCAATAACTCTGTCATCATGTTTTCCTCTTTCAGCTCCAAGATAAGAACCATCTCTAATAAAAAAACTCATTTCTTCAACTAAATCTTTACTTTTTATATCTAACATATTCATTTCAAAAAGGCTTTTAAACTGTCCCATAACAGCTTCTTTTGTATCAGCAGTTGTTTGCCAGTGCCTTACATAAGTTCTATTTAAGCTATCAGCCCTGTAATATAGATATTCTTTTATATTTCTTATATTGGATTTTATCTGCTCTATGTTTATATCTTTGCTATCAAAATTCCATACAATTTCACCGATATCATAAGCATTTCTTTTTAAGTTATCTATTTCTTTTATTACCATCCTGCCAGGTCCCTGAACTTCTATATTTACATAAGCATTTTTATAAAAGCATGCAAAGAATAAAATAAGTTTAGCAAACTCTATAACTCCTAAAGAATTATCAGAATATTCTGCAACCTGAATTACTTTGTCTCTATAACCTTTCCATACAGATATAACAGCATTATCGCTTTCTGGTGATGATGCATAACTGGGGTCTGCACCAATAAAATAGTTTTCATTTTCTTTTGGATATTCAAATATCTTTAAGTTGTGGTCAAACTCTGTTCCTCTATCTATATATATTCCATTAGCATTGGCAAATACATTAAAATAATGTGCAGATAATTTCTTTTTCATTAATTCAGTTAGCTTTTCAGAACTGAAATATCTGTATCCTGATAACCTGAATGCTTCATCTTCCCACCATGGCAATTCCTGTAAAGCATAATTTAAATCTCCTGCAAATGTAGTAGCAACTTCTTTCCTGAACCATGCAAGCTGTTCTATGCCAATGTCAAAATTATATAACTCTTTAACTAACTTAATTTTATTTCTTTCTTCTCTTGTTGGTGGATATCCATATTCCTGAAACAATGGATTGTCTCTTTTAATCCTGTAATCATTTCTCATATACCAACCTGTAAATATTGTTTTCTGTGAAGGGTTCTTTTTAGCTTCCCTCCATCTATCATAAAAAGAATTAAATCCATTAGCTGTGCTTTCTAATATGCACCATCTTGCTGGATTAGTTTTACTTAATGAAACCATAAGAGATTTTAATACCTCATCATTGGGGTCATTAACAGAATAAAAAGCCGCTTCTGTTGCATGCAGGCATGTAAGAGCCTGTGAGCGTGCAACAGTTTGTCTTGAGCTTTCACGGGAAGATACATGCATAAACTGTATTTCTGAACCATTGGCAAAATGCATCATTTCTCTGTTATCAATAAGACAGCTTACTTTCATATTTCTTGGAAGAGTTAAATACATGCTTCTGATTATTTCTCTTAACTTTGGTCTTGCTTCATAACTGTGGCATAAAAAACCCAATTTAATGCCTTTAATTCCCATAATCCAGAATAAATCAAGAGCATGCAATACAGTAGTTATCCCAAGTTGCCTGCCTTTAAGAATAAGGAATTCTTTTATTTCTGAATTTTTTTCTATTTCTGCAAAGATTTGATTGATAACATATTTCTGGCTATTAAACCATGCAGATGGTGAAAAAGAAGTTAATCCTTTTTCTCTTGATACAATCTTTAAATATTCAGCCCATTTGTAGAAATTAGATAAAACCGATGGCACCTCTGTCTCTCCTTTCAATCTTTACTTCTTTGTTATTAAACAGTAACTTTGCTAATTTTCTTATAGCCGATAAATCCTCACATACATTTATTAAGGCATAAAGAAGAATAAATTTTGCATTTTCAGACATATTAAGAAAATGTATTACCCATTCATGTTTAAATCTTTTAACAGCTGTAGCATGTGGTATTCTTACATTCTGAAGGATAAAATCAAATAACTTTATTATTATACCATTACTTTTTAGGCATAGTAGCATATAAAAGAATTCCTTAAATGCCTGTTTATCAAAATAGTGGAGTTTCAGATATACAAACTGCCCCCATAGCTCTTCAGCCATTGCATCAGAAATATTACATAGTTGAGCTATGCCATATGCATATTCTGGAATTTTCATCTTTTTCTCAGGAACAGTATTTGCCCTGCAATACTAATTCCAAAGAAAATAAGGGAATATAGAAGGCTTTTTTCTGAATAAAAGAGAGTTACTATAAATATAAACAGATTACAGGTAAGTGTTATTATCCATGCCAGTAATCCACTTACCAGCAAAAAGTTGATAAATCCAATTCCTGCTGGTGATACTTTTACTTCAGGTTTTGTTTCAACCTTCTTCTTCATTTAAAACCTCCTCTAATGTTGTTGTATTGCTTAAATCTTCAATATCAAGATTAAGCAAATCACTTGTTTCACCGCTTTTAATTTTGTCGTTTATTTTAACCAAATCTTTTATTTCTTTGATAGCCAGTAAAGGAGCTTTTAATTCCTCAAAATCAATAGGTTTCTTTTTTATTCTTGCTTCATATATTTCATCAAGTACATTTAAAGCAAGTGAATTTAATTTAGTTAGTAATTCTTTAAAAATATCTTTATCTTTACTTTTCCCCCGCATGCCTCCTCCTGTATTCTCTGTAACCTTTGTTTATAATATTCTTTAATGCAGAATTAACATATTTCCTGAACTTTGGATGATAACTGATAGCAGTGTCTTCAAAATCTTGTAAAATCTTTTTTTCTAATTCATTTCTTGTTAATGTTCCACCTACTACTTTTTCTATATCTGATTTGTAATTATCTTTTAAATCTTCCATTATAACAGAAGTCATCATTGTATCAAACCATGTCTTTGGATTATCTGATTGTAACTTTATAGGAACTTTAACTGCTTTAACTTTTCTGGTAATTGTATCCATTTCTCTGTATGCTCTTTCAAGTATTACTTTAGCCTCTTCAGGAGTAACCTTTTTTCTCATTTCCATTCTGTAATATTTTGACAGTTCCATGCTGGCTTGATATTTCATACCAGTTTGATACAATACTACTATTAATTCAGCAGGAACTTTTTCACCAGCTTCTGTAAATGTAACATTTCTGTTAAATATAAATGATATAGAAGATGCTATTATTGGCATAGGTAAAGCACCAATTATAGCCAATCCTTCTCCTCTTTCCATTGATTGAGCCATTTCATAAAGAGAATTAAATATAGGTCCTTTTTTGTGTGCTAAATGTTTTGCCCATTTGTCAGTAGCATCACCAATAGCCTCCTTAAGAGATTTATTGGTTGTGTAATATTCATATAGAAAGTCATGTAAAGGAACAAATCCCAGCAATTCCAGACCTTCTATTTCAAATCCAAGCAAATTAATATGGCTTCTTTTATATTTCCCTGTTATAGGGTCTATTGTAATAAATGGAACTCTAAATAAATCTACCCAGTTTTTGCTTTCTTTAAATCTTTCCCATGTTGTTTTGCCTGTTAATTGCCATGATATTTCATTTGCTAAAGCATAATGTAATAAGAATATTCTTCTGAAGAATTCTGAAAATAATTCATGTCCAGTTACAGAGCCAGTAAGATGCTTAATCATTGTTAAATACCAGTCTGGAGCAAATAGTAAAAGTCTTGCCGCTTCTCTTGCACTGTGTCTCATAAACAACCATTCATAATTACCACCAAAAGCACTACCAAGTCTATTTAAAAAACTTTCTGCAACTTCTTTTGTAATATTTCCTTTTTCTAATTCTGTTAGTATATTTCTTGCAGACATACATTTAAGAGTATAAAACAATCTATCCCATAGCCTTTTATCAAACTCTGCCCCTAATTTAACAAGTCCAATTTTTTGCGTAAGTTTAAGTAAAGGATTAAGTTTATCTTCTAATAATAATCTTTGTATCTGTTCTCTTACATCATCAAAACTTGCAATAAAGAAAGTAGATTTAATATTATATTTCCTTATAAGTTCAATAATTTCTCTTTGCATTGGTAATACATGCTCTTTAAACCATGCATCAGACCTGAATACACTTTCCCATGCCTTTGCTAACTCTTTAAATCTACCTGTTCCAATTGCCGCTGTACTTAATGCTTTATAGTGAATAATTCCAAATAATACCTGTATTCTTTTTAAAATAGTGTTTAAAGCAGATATTCCAGTTTTGGATGGGTCAAACAGCATCATTTTGCCAGCAAATAATAGTCTGATAGAGTGCCCTACTAATTCGTATATATCTTTATGAACATAAACTCCCAATTCTGGAAAATGTCCAATTAATCTTTGAGAATGTAAAGCTTTAAATAACTGCTGTGCATTCTCCTCAGTTAATCCATTAAGCCTTACTAATTCTTTAATCATATCTTCTTCAGATTTTGCCACATAAGGAACTAAATATTTTCTTGTTAGCCCTGTTGTTTCTCCTACAAAACCTTTTAATTCTGTTTCAATTGTTTTCCCTTCTGATATCCATTTAAGAAATAGTTTTTTTAATCTATCAATTGCTACTGGAATAGTATAAGCATTGGTAACAATATCTGCAAAATCCCTGTTAGATTTATAAACAACTCTAAAACCTTCTTCACCACTAACTTTAGATAATATATCATCAGCATATTTAGATAACAATGTAGAATATTTTCTTTCTTTTAAATACTTTGCTATATTTCCTATGTGGCTAATAAATGAGCTTAAAGCCTCTGATACAACTCTTTCAATTTGATATTCAAATGGTGATGTAATTGTATCAGCTTCTTTTAAACCAATCTTTGCTGGAAGCCCTATTCTTGGATAATACATATTATGCATTGCATCTATGTTAGCCTTAATGTTTTTAGGCATTATTTTAGGCAAAAGATTCCTTATCTTATCAAGATTTTTTAATGTTAAATCTCTTTCTTGTTGTTTAAGTAGTCCTCTTTTAACTATCCCAAGCTTACTTATAGTTCTTGCAGTTTTACTAATTTCTCTTCTTAATGATAACAAGTGTTTTTGTAATGGTAGTAATTCTTTAATTTTTTTCCTTTCAGCTTTGATTAAAGACTTTATTTGTTCTTTTAAAAATCTTACTCTTTCTTTCCCTACTTCTGATGTATCTTTAAGAGCTTTTTTTAATTCTTCCCTTGCTTTAACAATATTTGCAGACTTGTATATAGCTTTTGTTGGTGCATAAAGTTCAAAATATGTATCTATTTGTTTTATGGCATTTTTTAAATGAGTAATAACAGTTTCTCTTTCTGCTATATTACTAACAATACCTATTTTTGAAATAGCTTGTTTAATCTCATTTGCTATTGGAGTTACTTTTATCTTTTCTGGAAATTCAGTAGCAATCTTTTGAAGGTCTAATATAGCTTTATTTAATATATCATTTATCTTTTGAGCTTCTTTTATTTCAGGAATTCTAATTCTACCAAGTTGTTTTAATGTTCTTTTAAGTTCTAAAATAATTGCACTAACTTCTTTTGTATTTTCTAATAAGCCTTTATCTCTTAAACTTTCTAATACTTTAATTAATTGCTTTGTATCTTTTAATTCATTCTTAAATACATCTGCTGTAATTTTTTCCCTTTTTGTAAGAGAAGTAGTTATTTCTTCAAGTTTTTTAATTTTATTTGAAATTCTATATTGTATATCTGCTACATCTCTATCCAATTGTTCTAAAACTCTTGGGTCTATTTTATCTGCAATTAAGTTATAATATGCCTCAGTGCTATGTTTATATAAATTATCATATTTACTTAATGTAGGATATTTCTCAAGAACTGATTTAGCAAGTGGTTCTATTTCTGGTATTTTTGCTAATTCAAATAAGAAATGAGGTTCTACGCTATATTCATGAAATGGAGTGGTTTTTATTTTTTCTAAAACTGCCAGTGCTTTATCTGCTGGTAAATCTGGAATAAGACGGGGATTTTTACTTATTGCCTGCTGTATTGCTTCAATTAATCTTCTAATATCTTCAGGATTCCTAACAAATTTTTTTAATTCTTCTTCTGCGTTTCTTCTTACATAAGTGCTGATATTCATAACATCCAGCAATTCTTTATGAACATCTTTTATATCAGCTGGTTTTGCATTACCACCATGAAAAAGCCAGTTATAAACCTTTATAGATTTATCTGCTACTTTTTGTTTTACTGCTTCGGGAGTAACAGCTTTAACAGTTTTAACAGCATACTTACCACCCTTTGCTATACCATAACCTAATAGCTGTGCAGTTACAGCACCTTTAATAGCTTCTTCTGGCTTTTCACCCTGTATTAAAGAACTTGTAGCTAATCCTAATGTTTCACCAGTTAACTTTGAACCTTTAACAAGTAAGTTAGCAAGCCTTGTGGCATTCTGTAGCATTTTAGCCCCTCTGGTAGCAGTAACAACTGCACTACCAAGACCACCAAATATTAAACTGCCACCAGCCATTGAAAGTAAATCTAATCCAACAGATAATGCTAAATGTCCAATTGAAAATTCATGTTCAGGTTCTTTTACTGGAGTGGCATATTCTTCTGGCTTAAACCATTCAGGTCTTTTGCCAATTATTTTATCACTACTTTTTTTTACACCAAATATATCAATCTGTCTTGGAGCAAATATATCTACCATTTACAATCCTAAAAATGAGATGATTTTTCTTTTTTAGTTTCTCCACCCATCTGCTCTGGAGGGATTAAACCTGTAGATAACTCTTCATATAGTTCCTTAAATCTTTCCTCATCTGGTTTAATACCAGTGAATTGAAAGGCTGACATTAATAAGTGTGCTAATTGTTCTCTGGTTAGATGTTCCATATTAACTGCTTTTAAAAGTTTATAGAATGTTTCTTTAACTTCTTTTCTTAACTTGTCTTTATAACTACCTTCTTTAGCTAATTTTGCTCTTTCTATTTTTAAATGCTCCTGATGATATTTTGCATTTTCAATAGCTTTAAATTCTTCAAGCCTTAAATGAGCAATTTTAAATAAAAATTCCCTTGTTTTGTTAAATGCCTTATCTATTTCTTCTAACATTTTTTCTTCCTGTTTAATTCTGTTTTCGTATGTTTTGATTTGTTTTTCAAATTGTGCTGAAGTTATTTTTGCAGAACTTTCAATTTTCTCTAATTCCATTTTAGCTATTTCTAACTCATTTTGTTTTCTTTCTTTAGCATATTCATAATCAATTTCCCATTGATTTAATAATTTCTGGTAAGTTTCTAAATCATTTTTCTTTAAAGCATCCATCATGGAATTGAAATAAAAGTAATTATATCCTGCAAATTTATCTCCTCTAAATACAGTTGCAATACCAACAATAGCTGGAACAAGTATTTTTGTAATAACTTGAGCAAGATTTTTAGGTTTTTCAACATCTTCAAACTTTGGTGGAGCTGGCAATTCTTTTTTAGCTATTTCCTGTATTCCAGATATTGTTTTATCAACATCTTTTTTATAGCTTTCTAAAAATTCATCCTGTTTCTTAAGTGTTTCATTTAGAGTTTTTTGCATTTCTTCAATCATCTTTAGATGTGGTTCTTTTGCTTTTGCTTCTTCTTCTCCTATTTTTTTAAATTCTTCTGCAAATTGCCCTGCTTCAGAAGTAGGTTGTTTTACTTTTTCTCCCCCAGTAGATGAAACTTCAGCTTTTGGTTTAGCTTTTTTTATTTTTTGTGGTTTTTGAGCTTCTATTTTTATTTCTTTGCCTTTTCTTTCTGCTAACCCTGTCCAACCAGAATATGGTGATTGAGTTACTCCTTTTATACCCGCAGTACCTGTCAGATAATTTCTTATACTCTGGTCAATTAATGCGGATTTTTTTTGTCTTTCTATATCAGAAATTGTTACTCCCTGCCCAGTTGCAGGATTATATGTTTCATATTGCACGACAGACTGTTTAGAAGTTCCCATTATAAATACCCCCCTGCTAATTCATATCCTTCCTGTATTAAAGAAGTATATGGTTTTATAATATTTTCTATTTCTGTGTCCTGATAACCAAGTCCTTTTAAGAAATCTTTTGTTTGTTGCATAAATTGCATTCCAGCTTCATAAGTTGGTTGATAATATTGCAAAATATCTTTAGCTCTGTCAGATGAGACCATTGTTGGAGGTAAAGCTCCAGTAAGCTCATATACTTTGCCTTTTTCTATTTCTGACGGTGAATATCCCTTTGCCCATTGATAAGCTCCTGCCATTCTCAATGCCTGAGATACTTCTGGAGTTATTGCAGTATATTGAGATATAGCCTGTGATTTAGATTGCTCTAATGATTGTAATTTTTGCTGTCTTAATTGTTCAAAAGCTTGTTTTGTTTTTTCTGCATAAGGATTATATTGTAAGCTCCCAATGGCATTCATAAGAGCAGTTTGCAATAATTGTAATCTTTTTGCCTGTTCTATTTCTATATTAGAACCAATTTGTTTTTCATATTCACCAAACTTTGATTGTATAGCAGATAAAAAAGGAGATATATCTGCTGGTGGTCTTTGCTGTATTTCTCTTGTAAATCTATTTATCCATGGTTCTTCTTCTTTTTTCTTTTTTCCACCCATAAGCCCTCCTACTTTTAATATTATATCCAGCCAATTTCTGAAGTAGTGTCTTTAGGAGCAACTGGAGTTTGAATAGTAGTAGTTGGAGCTTGAGTAGTGCTTTTACCTAATTCTCCTAATTTCCCAAAAGCAGTTTGTAAATTTCCAAAAGCTTGTCCCTGAGCCTGACCCATCAATGCCGAATAAGTTTGAGCCTGTGCATAAGCATTAGCTTCTGCAATTTTACCCTGTAACTCCAGTTGGGCTTTTTGCATCAAACTGGCTCTATAATCATCTGCCAGTCCTGTCATTGATAAAGCATCTGAGAGTTGTTTTTGCAGTAAATTACCCATATTAGTTAAATAAGCTGTTTGTAGTTCTTCGAATGCTGATTGTGCTATTGTAGAATTAGATAATCCCATAGCCGCTAATCTTTGCTGTAATGCAGTTGATTGCTTATTCCACCATTCATCTAACATAGCCTGATACTGTGGAGTAAGTTTTCCCTGCTGATATAATGTTAATGCCTGTTGAATATTAGCTCTTGCTGTATCAGATAATTCTTTATTAGCTTCTATTGCTTGATTAATCTTATCCAAATCTTCCTGCGGTATTTCAACTTTGGGAATGCTAATTTTTGGTGGCGAAAAAGCTTTAATAGCACTTGCAGCACCACCAATTAAAGAGCCTATCGCCGCTATTGCCTGCCATGTTGCCGCTTCCCATCCCATAATTACACCTCCATCATATAAAATTTTTTCAATTTTGTTTTGTAATATATCATTGCTTTAGCTCCTGATGCTTTAGCATGTTTTTTAAAGAAATCTTTATAAATCATATCTATTTTACCACATACAAGAAATGGAAATATAACATCTCCTTTTATCTGCCTTCTCATTAAAACCAATGCACCATCTAAAAAATCATTAGTTTCTATAAGTTTTTTTGCATCATCAAAATTACAGAATGCATAAAAACATACAGCCCAGCTACCATTCCTTGATACTATTAAATAATTACCTCTTTCATAAGCCCATGCTATCATACTGCATTGCTCAGATACTTGCCAGTAATTATTCTGTCCACAAAGAGAAAAACATAAATCAAAGATTTGACTTAATAACATCTATTGCTCTCCACAAAGTATTATGTATATCTTTTTCAAGTTTTAAAAAATTTTCTAAATCTAAATCATAAAAAAAGCTTGGATAATTTCTTGGAAAAGTAAATATAGGAACAGTTAATGCATTGCCTATTTTGTTTAAGAAATCATAAAACAATTGATGCTGTTTCCAGTTGGTAGAGAAAAAATTAATTATCAATTCAGTATTATGAGGGTCCAGTGGAGGCAACTGATAATAAGTTATAGTTAAATCAATGTTTTTAGCTTTAGCAAGTGCATTAATCCAGTTAGCCATATCCTGATGTTCATCTAAATGGAGTTTATTATATGTAAGCCAGAATTGGGTATCAAGTTTATCTTCAACAACAGGTAATCTGCTATACATATCTTGCTCCTATACTACCTTTAATTCTTACATTTATTATTTCTGAATAATTTTTATCAGATTGTTTTAATTCAATCTGGAATTGTTTTACTCTCATTGCATAAGGCAAAGTAGTAGATGGTCTCAGCACTGCTAACCAAAAATCTTGTTGCTGTGCAACTTGTATTAAATTACCACCAGATGTTTGAAATATAATATTATCCTGTTGTCCTGCAAATACTAATATTATAAATTCTTGTAAATAGTTAAAGTTACCTCTGCCATAAAGAATTACATTTTTGATATTATAATAAGTGTTTTCAAGATTGAAAAAGATTTTTGATTTAACATGTAAAGGCAAATAATCACTGCTTGCAAACATTTTATATACTTTTGTTCCATTTACAAACCATGCATCACTAAGATTATTAGACATAACCTTAGCATCAATATTCAATGCATACCATTTATTGGTTAAAAGATTATTACAATAAATAGCATTAACACTATTATCAATGAAAGATGTGCAAGAAACAGCTATATAAGGAATTTGTTTATAAGAAAAAAAACATATTCCAGATATTGCACTGGTTATATTTGTTATTGCATCATCAATTTTTTGTGGTGCAGTTGCAGTAATTTCATATATCCCAAATGGAGAATGAAAATAAACAGTATGCTCATTCACCACATAATTTCTTATTCCTGTTATACCTACATCTTTAACTATTTCTGTAATATACCATTGAGTTGGGTCATTTGATATTGTCGTTCCAATAAGAGATACTATACTTCTATTTGTGAATATATAAATACTATCTTCTTTTGGAATAAGTGCTAAAATTTGAGCAAATACTGAAACAGTTAAAGTTATAGAGCCTGCACCATTGGCAGTATCGAAAGGATTGGTAGCTCCTGTTGCATCAGGATTGGGGACAGAAAAAGTAATTACTCTATCTTTCCCTATAAATATTCTACCTTTCCAGTAACAAATTGCATCACCAGTTACTCCATTGGAAGTTAAATCATAAATAGTTGTTCCATCAAAGGTAATAAGAAAACTGTTTTTATTAGTTATCCAGATATACTGGTTATCCTGAATAGTATAATCAACTTTAGCAACATTGGTAGCATAAGTAGCAATTTGATTAAAAGTTGATGAATATATTCTTAAATAACTACCATCAAGGATACAAAAATACTGTGAAGAGCCAAGAACAAATGTAAAGAAATCAACTATATTTGCAGTATGAGTATAAACAGTATTTGCATCAGGGACATTTTCAATAGCACCAGTTAGTTTTGGCAATCCACTTACCCATACCGCAGTATCTTCTGGAATAGTATAAGCATCCTGAGAAGTAATCATTCCATTCCACGGAACTAAATCAACATTGAAAGATTTAGCTATGTCTTTAGGTTGTTTCTTTTTTTTTGTTTTTTTAGTTGCTATTGCCATTATATTTTCATCACTCTTAAATGATTATAAAATTCCTGCAAAAACAATCCTGCAAGTTCATAATTCTGGTCATACATCGCTAATCTTCTTGCAACTTCAAAAGATATTGCCTCAAGTAAATTATCAGGAATAACATCTGTATTATTTAAGTTAGATGTAGTATAGTTAAATCCAAGTAGAGTATTTCCGTATAAATATACTGAATAATTTTTATCAGGACAGGGATACAATGTTATTTTATCCATTGGAGTAAAAGCATATTTCACTGGGAACATATGGAATTTGTCTCTTAACGGGAACTCTCCTTCATTCACCAGCTCAAGGGGAATTACAAGAGAGTTCCCTATGTCTACTTTTGCCCTGTAAATCACATAGAAACTCCTATCAAGAGTATATCGCCATTGATTGGCTTCTGTTGTAAAGCTATATTCTGCATATGATAATGCTAATAACTTATTTACCTTTTCTCTTGCCTGATTAATCAATTTAACCAGTGTATCGTTACTCAAAAAGGTTTCAACAGGGTAAATAAGTTTAGCATTATCAATTATATCCTGCCCTGTCACTTCTTACTCTTTTTAATTATATCCCTGCCAAATAGCACTTTCAGAATAATGTCATCCCATATGTCCCTATCTGTCAGGTTGCTAAACTCTGGATTTGCCCTTCTAATTCTTTCACAACACCAGCTAATTATTTTTGGATTAATATCATCTACATCTATCCCGTAGGCAAAATATAATTTAGCCGCTATCTCTGGAACTTCAACAGGTTCTCCTACTGGAATAACATATTCTACTGCCTGATACACTATTTTAAAATCTCTGTCAGAAGTATTTTGCACCAATACCATTACTGGCCTCCTTTAATTATTAAATTCCAGTAGCTGTTGGCATATTCTGTAATCTGAAGCAGGATACAGGAGCGTTACAGAATAACTGTCCACCAAACATTATAAATGAGAAATAAGCAAGTCTTCCTGTCATGCTTAAATCTTTCCAATCTGAAGATACAACAGCATATCCATCACAGAATTTAAAATGTAGATGAGACCAGTTAATAAAGTAGATTTCATTTGTAGTAATGTATGGGTCTGGAAATATTGGAACACCATTAATTGCTATTCCTGTTACTTCATACTGCCTTATTTCTTCAAGTTTAGCAGGGTCTGCTACTATATAACGCTCAATATTGGTAAAGCTTTCTGCTAATGCCTGAAATACTGCTGGTGATGTAAACCCAACATCTGGCATTCCCATTGTTGAAGCTACTTTCTGATATTTGCTTAATGCTCTCATAACATAAACATAAGCATTTAAACCACTTCCAAATAAACTTGTTGCATTCCATATATAGCTATTCCAGTATGTGTTAGTTGTTCTGTCAATGTTTGCATAGTTAGTGCAATGTGTTCCATCATCAATAATATCCTGAAGTCCATAAATTTGGGTGGTATCTTCTGTTCCTCCAGATATTCTTGAACCAAGTAACCATGTTGCTATCTGGTCAATCAACCCAAGCCATGTTTCGTTAGCTCTTAATTTAATAGTATCATAAAGAACATTTGGATTACCCTGCTCATAAGCTTTAACTTCAAAATCAGTTACAAGCAATGTTGATAGTGCAAGATTAGAATACAGAGTTGCCATATCTGCAAGGTCAGTATCAATACTTGATGGAACATTAAAGCTTCCCTGATAATCTACCTTCTGAACATTGTTAATGGTTTTCTTTGCTACTGGCTGTGAAATAAATGGAAATGATATTGGTTTTACTTCCGCATTAGCCAGTATCCTTCTTGTAAGCGGGGATAGTTTACCTAAATTCTGTGCAACTACATAAGGTGGAATTGCCCTACTTAAAGAGTTAAGATAATCTTTTGCACCTGTTGCATCAGTAGGGGGATATATGCCCCATGGAGTTTGATAATTAAAGTTCACTGCCATTGTTTGTTACCTCCTATTGTTTTACTCCTAATGCTTCCAGATGAGCTTTAAACAAAGCCTCTTCTGGATTTTTAATAAAATCTTCTCCTATTCTGTTTTTAAATGCTGGTCGCTGATATGTTGGCTGTGCTATTTTTGCACGCCTGTAATCCTGCAACATCTTTTCCCATCCTTTTTGTGTTGATGGAACTACACCGTTTTCCTGAATAAATTTCTGAAAATCCTGATATTCAGCATCTGTTGTTATCCCGTATTTTGCAAGTAACTGTATAAACTCCTCCTGTTTCTGTTTAGCTTTCTCTTCTTTTTCTTTAGCTTCTTTTTCTTCAAGCTGTCTCTTTAATTCTTCAATCTCTTTTTTATAAACCTTTTCATGTGGTGGGTCATCAATAACTACACCAATTTTTTCACCAATTTTCTTTAAATGTGGTCTTAGCTCCGGGTCTTCATATGCTTTCTTAAATCCCATTTCATAAGCACTGTAAGCCTGTTTTAATTGTTCATATTCATTTTTTAATCTGTTATATGCTTCTTCAATATCAAATTCTTCCATTACTTCTTACCTCCTTTTTTTCTTGTTTCTTTCTTTGTTACAGAAGGATGAAAACCTATTTTAGGGTCCTGATTAAGGTCAATACCAAGAAAATCCTTTGCCTGATCAACCTGTACAGGCATCTTCCTTCCCATACCTTTTGATTTTCCTAACATTTTTATCACCCCCTTTACTTTTAATTAACACAATTAATAATTTTTTTCAACATGCGTTAATTTATAACTTGCTTTTGATGTAACTTTACTGCTATAATTAGCTCCCTGTATATTCACCCAGCTCGCTGTTTTTATCTTATCTGTTCCATATTGAGTGGTTATAAAAGAAACTAATAGTAACCATAAGATTAAGTTATTAATACCATAATTAGTTGAACAATATCCATTTGAAAGTAAAAGTAATTGTAATAAATAACTGCCTAATTGAGTTAAATATATCCCTGATGGATATTGCAGGAGATTTAATATTTCCTGTCCTGCTAAATCCTGCAAAGGATATTTACCAGCTATTAAATTAACACCAGAAGAGTTCTGAAAGATTAGATTAACTCCATTATTAGTCTGGAATATCAATCCTCCAAAATTTCCTTTATTATAAATCTGTTCTGGAAATAAATAGTAATTACTCATAGGCTAAATATCTTATAACTTCCATTATCCCATATTATTTGCACTGTCCCATTTGCCGCTGGTGTAAAAGGAATTCCAGATACAGTATCAAGATAAGCAATTAATGGTGAAGTGCTATCAGTACCAGTATCCTTGTATAAAACAACTGCAATAACCTGTGTTGCCGATATAGCTGTTATCTGAATATCATCTGCATCAAAAATACCATTTGTAACTGATTTGTTTGTTAAAGCTGAACTTCTGCCATTATCATAAGTTGATACATCTGATACATATTGATGTGAAGCATTATAAGTATATCCTGTTTTAACAAGCATAGCTTTAATAGTATCAGTTAACATGTTTATCTGTCCCTGTAACAATGCCTCTTTAAATTTTGGATATAAAGTATTAGCCATATAGTTTTACCCCCTCTAAAAACAATTCTTTTTCTTCCTGCCTTCTTTTAATCAATCCTTTAAGTATTTCCCCTCCTGCATATATCCATCTTAAAAATTGTTCTGCACATTCATACCATTCGTGGTTATTTAGTTTTCTTCTTAATGTAGATGCCCTAAAAGCATAAGCTCCTACATTAAAGCTAAAGCTAATTAGAGCATCAAGCATATATGGATGTATATCTACTTTTATCATTGGCTTAATAAGCATTTCTATTTTTACCAAGTCCTGTAATAATAGCTCTTCTGCAAATTCTCTGCTCATTGGATACTGTAATGTTTCTTCTTTCGTAATAACATGCCCGTAACCCACTGTTGGATATCCTGCTGGACAGAGGTATGGAACTGCCCTGAAACCTTCGTATTTCTTTACCAATTCTACACATTTATCTGTCACTTTATCCTTCCAAATGTTCGCATTACAACCCTTGAACCAAACCAGAAAGTAACCACCACACTAACAAATTCATTTTCAACATCACTCCATATTTGTGGTATAGCCTGCAAAGTCCCTCCAGCAGATTGCCACATACTGAATTTTAGCAGTAACCACGCACCGATAACCAAATAAGTAATAGTTGGTCTAACAGATTGATTATAAGCATTCATAATAATCTGAATAGCATCAAGCCACCATTTGCCTGTTATTTTAAGTTCCTGTGGTTCTGCATATTGATATACTTGTTTATCTAATTCAACTTGTGCCATAGCTTTAGCTTCTTCAATTTTTAATTCAGTCATTTCTCTTTGATATTTTAGTTGCATTTCCAGCATCTCAAGTTCCTGTTTATGTTCCTGTTTAGATTTAAATATTTTGATAATTTCTGGAATAAATGAACCTGCTAAACCTAATATTGCACCAAGTATCATTTTAATTCCCCTTCAAAAGTATTTCTTCTATTCTTGCAATTCTTTGTTCAATTATATCAAGCCTTTTGTTTAAAGCATCAATACATGCCCTAAATGTATTATCATCAACTTTTTTGTTTTCTCCTTTAATTCCTGCAAGCAATAAATTGCCTATTACAAATATTGTTATGCCAATAAAAATCCCAACTGCAAATTGAACTTCCATAAACTACCTCTTTTTAGTTTTTTTCCATTTACCGCCTTTTGCTCTTTTATATCCTGTGCTTGTAGAGCAAATGGCATAGGCGGAATTTTTAGAATATCCTTTCTTTTGTAATTTTTTCACACATCTATCAAGTTTTTCAGGCATTTTTAACTCCTTTATCTCCTTATTATTTTTCTTCTTACTCTTCCTCCTATTGCTCCATATTCTCTTCTCATTGGTATTGTTCTTGATTTTTTTCTACTTGCTGTTCTTTTTGTTCTTTCAGACATTTTATCTCCTTCTTATCTTGTTACTGTATCAGCAGTAATGCTTGCAGTTGTTCCATCAGCAACTGTTGTTGAAGGACCAGAAGTAGAAGTAATAGCAGTAGCAGTTCCATAAGCAGCATTTGTTGCAGAGCAAGCGGCATGTGTTACTGTGTGAGTATGAGCATTAAATTTAGCTTTCATATCATTCACAAGGCTAACAAGTGCATTATACTTTGTTATCAGATTATTTACATCTGCCTGTAAAGTATTATACTGCTGTCTGATTTTTTCCAGTAAATCAGACGGGCAATCATTAAAAGCTTTTGGCATTGTTAAACACCTCCTTTAATTTTTCTTAATGCTATACCAAACATTTTACTATCTGGTCTCCATCCTGCATAAAATTCCCATTTTTTACTTCTGTAAGAAAAGAAAGGTAATACTAAATTCCATCTTCTTTTAGAAGACCATACTTTCCACTCAGCTGGATAATTTCCAGTTCCCAGCCAAAAATGTGCAAAATTATGGAAAGGATTTCTAATGAAATACCAATAAAGATAAGCTTTTATATTACCATATTTTGCAAAAACCCATTCTAGTGGAATGGGATCATTGCAGTTTCCAAAAGGGCACCACTTACTATTAAAAATTTTTAAAAATTTATTCTTTAAATTCAATTGCAATACCTCTCAATTCATCTATTGTTTGTGCGCTTTGTATAATTTGCTTCATTTTCTCATTCCAAGCTCTAATTACCTCTCTTTGTTGTAATTGGGCTGAGTATTTTTGTTTGAGGGCTTCTACTTTTGCGGTATTGTTTTGTATCAGAGTTTCTGCTATCTTCGTGATTATATAATCAGTTTGAACAAGTAAAGATGCTACATAAGTTTTTAGCTCTGAAAGCTTTTGAGCTTTAAGTTCTTGTAGCTTCTCGTCTTGAGTTTTTAAACGAATTTGAGAACCATCATAAATTAAATCTTCGGGATTTTCTGCATCAAAATCAAAAACAATATATGCATCAGAAGGGGGGAGTTCTGCTTCAAGTCTATAAATTTTTCCTTCATTTTTATACAAAACAAATTTTGCCATCTTTTTAACCTCCTAATAATTAAATACAATTTTTAACCAGTAACTGGAGGAAAAATCATACGACGTAGAAGTGAAAAGACCGGTATACTTCCAATACCAATTTTTAGGAACATAAAAGGTAATTGTCCCTCCCTCATTTGTACTCCATAAATGCTCTTGTCCAAAACTCCCATACCAAGTTGAACCATCAGGAGAAAGTTGTAAACCGTATAAATCTTGTGAAACCACCATAATCAAACAAGGTGCAGTCTCTTGATATATAGTATTTGCAGATGGACTTATCACACTTACAGAATTAAACATGAAAGGTATCCAATTAATATTCAATTTTCCGCTATTATCTGCTACTGGTATCGTATTAGCTTGAGATGTCTGGCTCGCATGAAAACCATCTACCGTATCAGAATTACCTCGCCATGCAGAACCATCCCATTGCTTCATTACTGGTGGAGATACAGAAGTATCCAGCCATAACTGCCCTGCATAACTTGGTGTTGGTGCAGTTGAAGATACTGTTACTAATTGAGCAAGCTGATTAAAATTACTATCAAGATAGCTGGCAGGAGTAGCCTTACCTATGGTATCTCCTGCACTATCTTTTGCATCCTGTAATCCAGAAGTATTTAAATTCTGAAAGTTATACGGTAATGGTACAGGCATTCATGTTACCTCTATTATGATGAACTTATAATCTGCCAGTTTGTTCCATCAGACTGAACTATATTAACAGCATATTGTGATGTTAAAGATTTTGTAGTAGCTCCATCAATTGTTCCTGTTGCAGGAGCTATAGTAACAGCATTAGTAGAGCTATCTACTTTTTTAATAGTATATAATCTTCCAGAACAAGTAGAAGCAGATGGAAGAGCTACTGTTACAGCTCCACCTGTTGCGCTTACAGCTATTGTAAAATCATTATCAGTTGCTGTATAACTCATAGCTCCAGTAGCACTTATTGTTGTTACTGGAAATGAAACTCCATAAAAATATGGATTTGAATTTGGACATATTCTTATTTTTGCCATTGTTTAATTACCTCCTTACATAGTTGGTATTCCACCACCAGCTGGCGATGTTGCTGGCGGTTGTATTGTTTGCATACCACCGCTTAATGCAGTGCCTAATTGCCCCTGCACTTCTTTAATTTTATTTTCAGGGACAACAGAAGATAAATTATCTATGGCTTTTGCTATTTTTTTGCCTTCTTCTGTTGTATATCCATAAATAGCAACTACCTGTTCCAGAGCTATTATAGCTCCAGCAACTATTGTTTCAGCTATTTCTTTAGAAGAACCTAATTTTGCTGGTTGTGTTGCTTCTGTAACTGGTATAGCCTGATTAGCTTGAGCTTCTTTATTTAATCCTGTTTCACCACCAGCAGGAGCTGATAAATTAGTATCAATGCCTAATTGTTCTAAAACATTTGGCATATTATTACCTCCTTTTTATTTAAGGGACACTCCAGATGAGGCTGTTAGTTACTTAGACCTGCGTCCTCTTTTGCCTTTTCTTACTTTTGTTCTTCCTTTTCCTCTTGGCATTATAAATCTCCTTTTAGTTTTTTTAAAATACTGCTCATCGGAGTGTCCCTTTTCTCCGTGTAAATCTTTTATACACTCTTAAGCTCCTTTTCATTGAGCCTCTATTTGTTTTCCTGTTCCTTCTTAGCTTCATTTTGCATTTCCATTAAAGCTTTCTGTTGCATATATTTTTTAATTTTTTCTTTTCTTGGTATGGGTAATAAATCAATAACAACATCTGGAGGAAGTATCTGATTTTCTGCAAAAGTTAATATCATTTCCTGATATGCTAAAGATGTTATTGGTGAAGAAGTATGTGCAAATACATCAACTCTAAAAGGAATACTTAATAGCTCTTTATAATTTGCATCTGTATATACAATACAATTAGCAAGCATTGTCATTATCTCTTCTATAAATGCTTCCACTCTTAATGCTTTCTTTTTTAATACTGTGGAAGCAAACTGTGCAAGTATAGTAGCATAAGAAGCACTCCTTACATTTGGCATAGGTTTACCACCAAGAATTCCTATAATACCAGATTGTTCTCTAAATTCTTCGCTATAATGTTTAAGTGAATTAAAAATGATAGCAGGGTCCAGCTTAGGCAAATAGAAGTCAAATTTTGCAGTAGGGTCATTTATTTCAATTACACTGCCAGCCTGACCTAATTTATTTTGCATTTCCTGAGCTTCAATGCTACCTGAGACGCCATACACAATTACTGGTGGTTTAGATAGTAAATCCTCTACTTTATTTAATCTATCTGTTTCATTTTTTATTGTTTGAAAAAGATATATCAAGTAATGCATTTCAGATAATCCCCAGAAGAACCCCTCCACAGGAGTTGGAGTGAATGCTATAAATGGATGTTCTTTTGGGATAAATGGATTAACTGATTTATAAATTCTATCACCAACTATTTGAGCCATAAACCAATCTTTTCTATCATAATCCCAGAACCACATTTCATATACTTCTACATATTCACCAACTTTCTTTGGTGATAATTCATCTTCATTTTTGATAGGTATCGGACTTACATTAAATTGCCCTGTTTGTTGATTTTGAGATATCACCAAATCAAGGAAAGTATCCTGCCTTACTGGTGGAGTTACTGCTGGCAAAAATTTAACATCTGGATATTTTCTTTTAGCAACATGTATAGGTATCCTTGCTATATGACAGAATATCTGGTCTTTATTAAGATTTTTGTTATCTTCATAATATACAGCAAAATCAAAAGGAGATACTCCCTTAAATACAACTTTATCACCATCAAGTATTGTTTTAACTATATAAGTTCCATAAACACATGCCCAATACAACCAATCATAAATTTCTATATCTATACCATCACGAATAAACTTCTCATTTAACAGCTTATTTAATTTATCTATTTTTTTCTGAATTTTATCATTTATCAGTTCTTCTTTATCAGGGTCAACAATTATATCAAAAATAATATTATCTGGAAGATATATAAGAGAAACTATATCATCAATTGTTTTACTTATAGAATTCTTCTTCTCATTATCAAATAATACACTTCTTAACTGTTTATACCTCTGTTGCCTGATTTCTATATTCTGTAAACAACCATCTTTGAAATCTAAAATCTCTTTATCATCATAAGGAAAAATATTTAAATTCTTTATTACCTTTAAACCCTTCCTCATCTCTTCTTTATCCCACCAACCTGAACATCATTATAATTTTTCTCATTAACTTTAACATCTATAAAAGCCTCCTTTAACTGGCTTTTATCTATCACTTCTATTCCCTGAGTTTCTACTGGCTTTGCTACCTTGTCTAAATCAGAAGGTTTCCTGATTTCTATCTTCTTTATCATCTCTATCCCCATATCCTTTAATACCTCTTCTACCTTTTTAGCATGAACCTTTGCCTTCTCCATTAGCTCATCATACTTCGGCTTATAACTACCACTAACCCTGCTACAAGCCCTCTCTAACATCTCACCAATAGCCCTCTCCTGAACCTTCTTCTTCCCATAGTCTTTGATTATATACACCACCCTTATACCCCCCTATATTATCTTTTTAACACTATAAAATATCTTTTACAATATCCATTATCCAATAAATCTCATTAAAAATCATACCATCTTTGCCATACCATATGCCGTCAATATCGGGATTATATCACCTACATTCTGCCATATTATGTTAAATTTTCACACTTCTAACACCATAACTCTTTGAAATATAAAAGAATTTTATTCTTGGCAATATATTGCCATAGATAAGATTAATATTAAACAGATAAATCTAACCAAAAAAGAAAAACAACATAATACTTTTCTGTAATATTTCTCTTTAGTAGTTCAGTTATTAAAAGATTAGTTAATTTAATTATAGTTTAATTATTTTTTATTAGCTGTAAATAAAAAATTTTTTTTGGGGGTAGTTGGATAAACACCCCACACAACTGAAATCAGATAACCAATGCAGTAACCAGTAGACATAGACAGATAAGATATTTTTCTTTTTCTTATAGAGGATAGAGTTCTTAAAGACAAAGACGGAAAGTAAGAAAACAAAAAAGAAAAAGATAAACAAAGTAACCAAAAGAAAAAACAAAGAGAAAAGATAAATAAAAGAATAGAAAAGAAAAATAAGAAAAAGAAATAAATAAGAGAATAAAAGAGAAAATAAAGATAAACTAAAAAGCATAAGAGATATAGATAAAAAGACTATTGATATTTTTTTTCATTTCTGTCAAGTCCTGAAGAGATTGAGGTGATAAAGTCCAATAAGAGAATATACAAGAAGCCCCAATAAAAAAGGTGTTTTAATTTTTTAATAAAGCTATAAAATTTTTAAATAATTCTTGTTTTTCAATAACTTTCTCTTTTTCTATGTAAATAAAAAGATATTGACTTCTTTATCCTAATAAGCTATAATTAAAATAAAAAGAAAGGAGGTGAAAAAAAATGAAACTCTATGCCCTCCTCGGATACGAGGAAGACTGGGGGGCAAAGCATTACCGAAGGGTAACTTATGCCCCCGAGGAGTTTACCTCACTTCTCCTCAACGCAGGGGCGAAACATGAATGTTCCTGTCACTACCCCTGCGAGGGGCAACTCGGAGGGGAGGGCAGGTATTCTTTTACCCTGCTCTCTCTGGAAGCAGAGGGAGACAGGGTGGAGATACCTGTTCCTCCCCATAGGGGGGGTAGAGAGGGATATGATGTTTCTCTCCTGGATCCATGGGAAGCGGATCCAAAGAGAAACTACGAGGTGAACACCACCACCTCTGAGGCGGTGGTGTTTACCCCTTCTCTGCCCTCTCCTTGTTGCAGGTGCAACGGAGAATTTCGTTGCACCTGCAACGAATATTTCTCTTTGTTTGGGGAATAATCCCACCCCGGGTGAGTGCCCCGCCCGGGGTTTTTTATTGCCCTTTTATTGCGAGCCTAAAACGAGCCTTTAAAAGACCAATAAAAAAGCCTCTGGAAATACCAGAGGCTCTGTGATGAAATGGAGCCTATTTAAACAGCTCCAACTCATCAAGAAACTTTTCCTGAAGTTCTGGATAATCAGATAACTTCAGGAGCACCTTTCCTATGAACCAAAGCTCCCAGCTCCCACATACATAAAGCAACTGGTATAAAGCTCTTAATATAGCCTCAATTTGTTCTGGCTCATAGTTTTCAAATCCTCCAACTCCAAAGCTGGAAGAAAACCAATGGAATATGCTCCCATTGGTTGGAACTCTTATTCTTGTTACCCTCGGCATAAACACCTCCTCCCTACAAAATCTCTAAATCATCGTCGTTTTTAAAATTTCTATTCAAATACCAATTGTAGTATTCAAATCTCTTTTCTGTAATCTTGCTAATATCTACTGGCTCTATTTCATCGTCTACAATTACAACCTCAGCAGGAACCTGCACCATACAAACTCCCGTAAAGAATGATAGATTAGCAACCTTTATGCCCTCCCTTGTTCCCAGAAGAGAGCATGTAAAGTTGCAGTTGATACTGGTTCTGTCTGCCTCTGAAAAACAAGGAGTGCCACTGCTAAACGGATGGCTATGGTAAATAGTGTTCCACTCTGAAGACAACAGAGATAAATCCTCTTTGTAATCAACAGAAGTGGAACTTACCTCTTGCAGGGGAATATAATATTCTTTTGAGAGAGCATAGCCGTTTTCAGTCCAGCACCCTTTCAGCAACAGCGAAAATTCATTGTTGTTGAGTTTGCTCTGGATATACCGTACAATGCTATTCACCCTCTGCGGAATAATTACAACAGGAGATACAATCTTGAGCTCACTATCAAAAACACTACCAAAACTAATTGTTTTTTCAATCTTTTTTTCTTTTTTCTTCATTTTTACTCCTCCTTATTCAGTTGTTATTGTAAGGTCAAAGACCTCACTGTCTATGGAAGATTGCTCCCAATCATCCCAAGCGTCATTTTTCGCCTGTCCGTCGTATGAACTATCAAGATTGATTGTCTGGAGCAATTCTGGCAACATATGAATTCTTTTCAGATGCTCCAACAGTCCATCACTACCGTTTTTTACATCTCCAAGACAAACTAAACCACTATCAGAAATGTTCGGGTGATACCATCTACCCGCCCATGCTCTGATGAATTCGTCTGGAGAGTATTTGATTGTGAGCCCTTTAACATAGTATTTTCCACGAGGAGCCTCAACTATTTTATTGTCAAGCTTTATATGCTTGACAACTATTTTTTTGGAATATTGCAATAATCCGTCATTAACTTTCCATGCTTGCCCTGCAGAGAGTTCAATCCCTGCAAGAAATGCCCCCCATATTTCTATTTCTGCTCTCCTCAGCTGCTCCTGCTTCAGTTCTTCGATTTCCTCCGCCAGTGCAGCAATTTGACTGTTGTACTGGCTTTGAAGTTGCTCTTCAACAATCCTTTTTACTTTTCCTGCTATTCTGAGGTTTTTTGCGAATTGCAAAACCTCGGAATGCAAAGTTCGGAAGAGCTGCTGTTCGAAGAACATCTCCCACCACTCCTCGACCAGGGGATGTTCTTCCTGCTTCAGGATCTCGAAAAATGTTGGTAGGAAGTCCTTCCCCTGGTCGCTGTCGTGGATGAAGTCTATGAAGTATATATTGCCGTAGCAGTCCACCACGGCGAGGGTATTGTGGAACTCATCAACATATTTTTTGGCAATACTGTCTTCAGAGGGGGACTCCAAGTCAAGGCATACGCTCAAATTCCCTCTCCAAATCTGGATTTGTTGAATGTCGCCTTCACGCCGTGGTGGCGAGGCGATACTCACAAATCCTCTGCAATAGATTGATATTACTCTCCCGTCTTCTTCGGGAGAGTAGTTACCGGCAAGGCGATCGCCTTGCACAAAAATTTTAGTTTTCAAAGTGCCAATTGACACTTCGAAAACTCTTTCAAAATTTTTGACTTCTTCTCTTATTCTGCTCCTAATTTCTATCATCTCTGCCTCCTCTTAAAATTTTGTCCAATAACTCTCTCACATTGAGAGTTACATTTTTACTTTCAGAAATATAGTTTTGAGTAATATAAAGAATAATCAGGGACGCACACATTACAGGAGGAATGAGCCACGCCCCGGTATATCCGTGCCTGTCAATTCCGCTATCAAATACACGGTCATTTTTGAAATTGACAGACAAAGATATATTTTCCTTGTCGTACCCCGCGAGAATTGGAGATCTCGCGGAGTATATATCGACTACATCCCGGCAATCGAGGAAGAGGTCCACTCCCTCCAGCTGGTCCTTCACATCCTCCAACCAGCTGGAGTAGGAAATGACTCTCAAAAACGGTCTTCTTTCGATGATGATCTCCCGGAGGGCGTGGGCCTTGTTGCGGCCCACGTGTTCGTATTTGAAAGGAGTGCGATTCAGGTTGGATTTTTCTACGATGTCTTCGTCCACGAGAATGATCTCTTCAGCTGTTCCTGAAAGTGCGAGGAACAGTGCAGTCCAACTCCCAACCCCGCCACACCCAGCCACAAGGGCCCTCCCATATTTGCGGAGCCCTATCTCTTGCTGTCTTTGATAAATTTCTCTCATGCTTCACCTCCCAAAAAAAGAGGGAGGCATTTTTTTGCCTCCCTCTTGGTGGCCCTACTACTTTGCCTCGTAGTAGGGCTTAATGGTGACCTCCCCGTCTGTGACGGGGAAGTCACTTGCGGTTAGCTCTTCACCGTTGCTGTCAACAACGGTGAATTTCTTCACGCCCTGCTCTTTTGCTATTCTTTTCAGGGCGTCAATGGTGAGGTTGTCAACCTCTGCGACAACCTCACCATTAAACACTACCTTTACTCCTCCTGTTGCTTCAAAAATTGTTCCTGCCATTTTGGCACCTCCAAAATATTTTTTGTTTATGGTATCCAATGGATACCTTAATAATATCATATCATATATATTATACTTTTTCAATATCTTTTTTAATGCTTTATCTTATATAACTCATTGAAAAATAAAGACTATTTAAAATACTTATAGTTTTATTAAAAAGTTTCATAAGATTGTAACTCGTTGAAAAATAAAGGATTTTTGAATATCTAATTTTTAAGCAGTCTTATAAATTTGTAAGGCTTGTTATAAATTTGTAACTTATTGTAAAATAAGGATTTTTTGAATATACTATATATATGATATATACAGGAAAGCAAAATCATAGCTTTATCTCTCAATTTTTACAATTCAGGAGCTACAATGTATTTTACAACGACTATTCAAAGCGGTTCAAGCTTTTAAGAGAACTCTAATTGGGAGCTGTAATAAATTTTCAGATTTTTAATATTGTTTCAACTAATGAAAACGAGCCTTGACTAATTATATTGTTAAAATAATTTTAATTCTGGTGGTTTATAATTTATCCTTAAAAAATAAAGCTTTTATAAAACTTTATTATCAAAAACAATATTCCCATCTTATTTTATCAGCCAGTGTTTGTTCCTTATTACGCTTGCGTTTGTTGGTTGTCCAGCTTTTGTTCTTCACAT